CGCAAGCGGTTGACCCGTTCTTTATCTCATAGGAGAAACATGCCCAGCATTTTGCAGATCATCGGGCTCGTTGCGATTGTCGTGGGTGTTTCTTTTATCTACTGGCCTGCGGGCTTGATTGTTGCTGGATTGTCCTGCGCCCTGATGGGGTTCGTTTTGGAGATCGGTTTGCTTAGGGAGCAGGAATGATTGGTCGTTTGCTTGGTATCGGTGGTGAGCAGCGTGCCATTTCTTACCAGACCTTGTTCGCGAGTGGCGCTGACTTTCAGACGACGACCCCTAGCGGGAAGGTCATCAACGACACGACTGCGTTGAAGATAGGTGCTGTTTACGCTGCTGTCCGGTTGTTGTCGGATACGATAAGCACGCTGCCTGCTGACACGTTCGTTCGGCAGGATGGTCAGCGGCGGCCTTTCCGACCTAAGCCGGCGTGGGTGAATAACCCTGACGCGGGGACGACTCGTGAGGATCACGTCGCTCAGGTGATGATCTCGCTGCTGCTGGATGGTAACGCTTTCGTGCGTGTTTATCGCTCGGAGTCGGGCCGCAACGCGGGCTTGCCGACCGCGCTGGTCGTCCTCGATCCCAAGAAGATTGAGGTCAAGCGGGCCGCTGACGGTGACGTTGTTTACGTCTTTGAGGACAAAGTGACGTTGCAGCGGTCAGAGATGCTGCACATCACCGAGTTGAAGAAACCTGGCGAGCTGCGTGGAATGTCGCGGATAGATCAGGTCAAGGACACCCTGGGGATTGCTGCCGCGCTGGATGAGTTCAGCGCCAGGTTCTTTGGTCAAGGATCAACAGCGTCCGGCATCCTTGAGTTAAGTTCCATGCTCACGAAAGAGCAGGCGCTCCAGTTGAAGGACACTTTTGAGGCGAGCCACAAGGGTGTTCATAAGTCGCACAAGGTCGGCGTCCTGGGTGGTGGCGCGAAGTTCGTTAGCACGCAGGTTGAGCCTGAGAAGGCGCAAATGCTGGAGTCGCGCCGGTTCGCGGTTGAGGAAGTGGCTCGGGCGTTCCGTGTCCCCCAGCACATGCTTCAAGTGGCTGCCCCTGGCGTTCAGTCCTACGCGAGCAACGAAGAGAACGCGATTCAGTTCGCTGTTTACACTTTGCGTCCGTACCTGGCGAAACTTGAATCGGCGTACTCGTCGCTGCTGCCTGGTGAGGCGTTCATCAAGTTCAACATGGATGGACTGCTGCGCGGCGATCTCGGCAGTCGTTACAGCGCGTATTCGACTGCGCTTCAGTCTGGGTTTATGAGCATCAACGATGTGCGCCGCTTGGAGGATTTCCGGCAGGTTGAGGGTGGTGACTCGTATCGTGTCCCGTTGGCGAACGTGAACGTGGAGGCGGCGAACATCACGGAGCAGAACACTCGCGTCGGAATGTTGGCTCGCCTGGTGCAGATGGGCTTTGATCCGTCAGAGTCGCTGGAGGTTGTTGGGTTGCCTCCGATTGAGCACACGGGCTTGCCGAGTGTGCAGTTGCAGCAGCCCGCGACGTTGAATCCTGAAGATCCTGAAGAGGCGTATCCGGTTCGTTCGGATGTGGGGCCGCAGGAGTTCGCTGACGCGGTGAGCTCGGCGATTGGCTCGATGCAGCCGCCCGTTGTGAACGTGCAGGTGCCTGAGCCGCAGGCGCGGTCACGGAAGATCAAGCGTGACGAGGACGGCAACATCACAGAGATCGTGGAGGGTTAGGTCATGGGTTTATCAACAGCGGGCTTGAACTTGCAGGTCGCTGGTTTGACGAGCGCGGCGAGTCATGTGAGCCTTCACACCGCCAGCCCTGGCAGTGACGGCAGCAACGAGGTCACGGGTGGCTCGTATGCGCGTAAGGCGACGAGTTGGGCTGCGGCGTCTGGCGGTAGCGTGGCGACGAACGCGAGCATCGTGTTTGACGTTCCGTCGGGGACGACGATCACTCACCTCGGCTACTGGTCTGCCTCGTCTGGTGGCACTTTCTACGGCTGGCGTGCGTTGAACGCATCGCAGACTTTCTCATCTGCTGGCACCTACACGATCGCGTCAGGGAACTTGACTGAAACCGTGTCCTGATGGTTGGCCTGTTCACGCTTGACAGCGAGTCCCTGGGTGTTCTTGACACGAACGTGCTGGGTGGCTTGGGCACAGGGTTCGTTACGGGCTCGACTACGAGCAGCGGCAGCGTCACGGGAACGCTCGGTCATTCTGGATCTGTCGCTGGGTCGAGTTCTAGCAGCGGCACCGTCACGGGGACGAGCAGCAGCGGTAACGAGCCGCGTGGCTACCCGTACCGGAAGCGTCAGAAAGCGCCGGCGTTGGCTGGATCGGTCGCGGGGTCGAGCACGAGCAGCGGCAGCGTGTTGGGGCGCGTGGAGTTCGGTGGTGAGGTTCGCGGGCTCAATGTCGCTGCGGGATCTGGTGATGGTCACGCGAGGCTGATCGTGAAGTCCGTCGCGTTCCACGCTGAAGGGTTCGTGAACGGTGACTTGTCTGATGCGCAGAAACGTCAGATGAAGGATGAGCGTGAGCTTGAGTTGATTGGTGCTTGGTAGGGAGCAAAGGCATGACGATGACGCAGGCGCTTTACACTTTGAGCAATACGTCGGCGACTGAGATTGTCTCGCCGTCTGTTGAGCCTCAGTTCGTCACGCTGCACAACATGACCAAAAGCAGCAACGAATACGTCCACTACGGCAACGCCAGCGTCACCCTGCTCAACTCGCCGCACTTGGACCCTGGCGAGACTTTAGCGTTGACCTTGCTCAGCGGTGAGAGCCTGCACGCGATGAGCGACCCTGATGGGCTTGATGTTGGTGTTCTAGTGCAAAAGCAAGACTGATGCCTTATTTCATTACGGACGACGCTTACGGTTGCAGCGGTTGGGCGACCATCAAGGATGATGGTGAGGTTCTCGGCTGCCACGCGACCAAGCAAGCAGCGATTGACCAGATGGTTGCGTTGTCTATGGCTGAAGATATTGAGCCAGGCGGTGAACGTAACTATCACGCGGGCACGCCGGCCCCCAAGAAAGATCAGGTCAAGGGCAGCGATACGAACGAGCCTGGCAGCGCAAGTGGCAAGTCCGGTGGGATCAAACTGAGCGACAGCACGAACAAGGCGCTCAAAACCAAGGCCGACGAGCACAACCAAAAGATGCGCGAGGATGATCGGCCTGAGTGGACTCGCGTGAGGCTTGGCGCTTTGCGTTCGGTTTACCGTCGCGGATCTGGCGCGTACTCGACTAGTCACCGCCCTGGGGTGAGTCGGGCCGCGTGGAGCATGGCCCGCGTCAACGCCTTCCTCTACCTCGCCAGGCGAGGGCGACCAGAAAACAAGGCGTACACGAGCGACAATGATCTGCTCCACCCTGACCATCCGCGTTACAGCGGCGGGCGCAGCGTGCGAGCAGTCACGGTTCCGCAGTACGTTCAAGATGCGGCGAGTCGTGGCTTGGAGTTGCGTCGTCAAGGTTTCGGCGGCGATGGACTGACTGAGGGCACTATCCGTGAGGCTCGACTCATGGCCCGTGGCGAGATGAGTGACGCTAAGGCGGTTCGGGCGAACGCTTGGGCAGCTCGTCACGCGGTTGACTTAGAAGCCCCCAAGAACAGCGACCCCGACCATCCTGACTGGCCTGGTGCTGGTGCTGTCGCGCACTACTTGTGGGGGATCAACCCCCTAGACCCTGAGCCTGCCCGCAGGTTCTACGAATCGCAGGCAGAGAAGATCAAAGATGAAAGAGGAACGATGACGACCGTTGAGACTCGGCAGATGCAGGTTCACGACCTGGAACTGCGTCAAAAAGGATCAAGCAGCACGTTCAAGGGTTACGCGGCTGTGTTCAACAGCGACAGCGAGCCGTTGCCTTTCATTGAGCAGATTCGGCCAGGAGCGTTCAAGCGCACCCTTGAGAGCAGGAATCAGATCAAGATGTTCGTCAATCATGACGACACGATGGTGCTCGCCACGACGAGGGCTGGCACGTTGAGGTTGATGGAAGATGATCGCGGCCTGAGCGTTGAGGCTGATATGCCTGACACGACTTACAGCAAGGATCTTGCCGTGTTGATGAAGCGCGGTGACGTGGACTCGATGAGTTTCGGTTTCCATGTTCCGTCGGGAACGGATGAGTGGAGTGCCGATGGGCAGCGCCGCTACCTCAACGAGATCGCCCTCCATGAGGTCAGCGTCGTGACTGGATTCCCAGCGTATGAGGCGACTAGCGCGACAGTTCGCAAGGCGCAGATCCTCGCGCAGCGGACGCAGACAGACGCGGAGGCGTTGGCTGACGCGCTGACCGCGCTTGAGGCTGGGAAAGAGTTGAATGACGATCAGGCCGAGTTGCTGGTTGACGTGGTTGAGCGTCAGCGCGTAAACGCGCCTGAACCAGAGACAGACTCGCTGGATCTCCTGCGTGACAAGTTGGAGTTGCTTGGCAAGTTCTAGTTAGTTCGGGGGTGCATTGGTGCGCCTGCGCGTAAGGCCCCACGAGGGAAACGCGCAGCACGTCGGTTCGATTCCGACCACCTCCACGATGCTGAGTTGCGGAGCCGCGCTCAGTGTTTCCGATTGCGGAGCCGCGTCGGTGTTAGTCCTGCGATTCAATCCAATCAAGTTAGGAGTCCACACATGGACTACATCAAGCATCTGCGTGAAGAGCGCGTGGCTGCCTACGAGAAGGCCAAGGAGATCCTTGACCGCGCAGGCTCCGAGTCACGTAACCTTGACGCTGAAGAACGCCAGAGCGTTGATCGTGCGTTCGCGCACATGGACGACCTGAAGGCCCGTGAGACTGACTTCCGCAGCCTTCAAGACCGCGAGGAAGAGATTGAGGCGGCGACCGAGGCTCACGTTGAGGCTCGCACCGTTTCTGCTCCCGTCGTGGAAGAGCCGATGGACGACAATGAACTGATCCGCAGCCTCGCCCGTGGCGAGCGCCGCAGCATCGTGTTCGAGCGTCGTGACATCACTAAGGGTTCGACTGGCGCACCCGTCCCGACCTCGTTCTTCGATCAGGTCGTGAACGTCGCCACATCGGTCGGCCCGATGCTCCGCACCTCCACCATCCTCAACACGCAGAGTGGTGAAGATCTGGAGATCCCAGCGATGACCGCCTACTCCACCGCCGCGCTTGTCGCGGAGGCTGGCTCAATCGGCGAGTCTGATCCGACCCTGGCGACCACGACCCTGGGCGCGTACAAGTACGCCTTCTT